TTTCTTGCTTTCTGTTAAGTATTCTTTAAATGATTTCATAGTGTGATCCCAGTACTGTATTTATTTTAAATTCTTTAATTTTTCAAGTAGACTGTTACGATCTGTAATAATAACTCCGTCGCCTTGTAGTGTAACACCTTCTTCTGCGTTGTTAGCATCGTTGTCTAATTTCTGTTTTTTCAGCTGTAGATCAATCATTTTTAACTTTTTATCTAATTTAGCAGTTTTAGCAGTAATAGCGTTGCCTAGCATACTTGCGGCTACTTCAAATAGTCGGCCGCTGTACCTAGCTTCTACATTCATACCCAAGTCCATAATATCTTCATATGCCTCTGTAGCACGTTTTGCCAAATCATCTAGCTCAGCATCACCCAAATCGCCCAAACCTTTAACTTGTGGCAGAGCGGCCGATATTTTATCGTACTCGTCGATATTGCGCATAAATGGTTCTGCCACTTGTGCTTTCTTAGCTTGTTTTTCTTCTTCCTTAACAATCTTCTTGCTTTCAGGAAGATTTAAGATTTCTTCAAGTTTTTTAGTCATATAATTACTTATCGGAAAATAATGGAATATAATTATTCAAAATATAATTATCAAACTGATCATTGCGTTTAACTGAATTAATGGGTATCACATCAAATGCTATTGTTATGCGATAATTTCCAGTATTACTCCACGGACTACTTCTATGTCGATCGTCGTCAGATTTACCAAATACTAGTAAGCCGTCTTCGCTCATAACTCTTACTTCTTGCGACTGACCAGGTATTCTGTAATCTGTGTATGACTCTTCTGGCCCTTCTGTGTTTACACAATAGAAGCCGTGATATGCTTTAAATTCTGGTTCCCAATGCGCATGCCAATCTATGTTTGAACCAGGTTCAAACAAATTCACCCAACATCGCATATAGTATTGTGTGTTTTGATCTACATGTAGCAAAACTCTTTTGGATAGTTCACCATACAACTTGTGTAACTCTGGGCAAGCAAAAGTGAATAAATTATAATGTTGATGATAATAGGAAGTAAAACACCCGTAAAAATTTTCTTCTTCAATAGGGGGTAATACCAATTTCAATTTTTTATCAATGTGGCAACAAGTTTCATATAATTTTTTGTTGTCAATATTGGTAATTTTATCAATCCAAAGATAGTTTGTTACAATTTCTTTCATAACAATACTTATACCTGGCTAAAAATATCATTTTCATTTAAGATTCTAAATTTTATACCTTGTTGTCTACACCAAATATTAGCTGCAGCCCACTTAGCTTGATTTTTAACAAACTGCTGTTGATTGTACTTATTCTTGCCCACACGTTCTAGTATAGTTTGGCTAGCTGGTTTAATTTCAATTAGCTCTACTAGCATACGACCATTTTTATCTAGATATTGAATGAAGAAATCAGGCACATATATAGTCTGACGACCAGTTAGCGGATCTTTGTAAGGGATTTGTATAGCTTCGCTAGCCCATTTCATTATATGGGTATTGCTATCGCAGAAGTTCATAAAACTCCATTCCCAACTACTTCTATATGTAGGAACTTTGGTACCCACATATTTTTCTGGGTGTTTCATGGTGAACTTACCTCGAGCAAATTTAGCCATGTTACACCAGTATATTGCGAGATTCGTAAGCGTTAGTTGAAGGTGTTACGCGATAGCCTAATAGGCTAGTTTTTTCTCTATAAGCATTTAATATTTGTGCTACTACTTGACTAAGCTGTGCATCAGTCAATGCCTTCAATGTGTCTAATAATACAAACACGCTTACATTTTCTATCCTAGCTTGATTTAACAAGACGATTGCTGTGCTCTTGGCACTGCTATCGTCAAAATCTCTTTTCTGGAAAAATCCCACAGTGGCATCTATTTCTCCGGATGGAAAACTAACAGGGTTTACAAAATAATTGTCAAAAAATTGTTTAGTAGTTTTAACACCTGTAGGTGTAACAATGGGTAAATTTCCAGTAGTCATATTAGGTTCCGCTTTCTTCGCCGTTATCTATGTCGGCACTTTCGTTACCACCTGCGGCAGCTATTTCATCTGATACACTTCCACCTGAGTTATTCTCTTGTATTCCACTTGATGCTGCCGGAGTGTCATCTGAGCCATCTTCATTACCATCTGTACCTGGGAATAATGTATCTTTTAATCCGCCTACTGCGCTCTTTACACCGCTAACAACACCGCCAATGGCGCTGGTTATGCCGCCAATTCCACCTAGTGCGTTTAATGCCGCAGACCCTACTCCAATCGCAGCCGCGCCAATAGCTAATCCGCCAGCAATATTTCCTAGTGCGCCACTACCACCACTTCCGGCAGTTTTACTAGCTTGGTAGGTACTGTGTGTGGCAATAGCATTACTGAGAATTCCTGCGCTTAAACCAGTAGTATCTAAACTGGTAACAAAGCTAGGATCACTTACTGTTGGATCGGGATTTTGACCTTTTAGGGGACTAGGAGTATTATCATAATGTGTGAGACCAAATCCTTCGGGCGAGCCTGCTGCCACCGCACCGACATCATAGGCAATAGCTTCGTACATCAAGGTCATGTCCCATTCGCCAGGCTTACTGTCGTTGTATGCTATGGCGCTATGGCCAAAGTTTGTGATAATCGGATTCATTAATTTATAGCTAACATACTCGTGACGAGCCATTTGATAGATTGTGATATAATTAAAAAATGGATCAGTACTGCCGGCATCAAAGCCGTATGCTGATGTGATATAATCACTTTTCTTAGTAGCATTCCTTGTGAAAGCATTGCTTTTTGCAGCGTTGACATCTGCGTAGTAGTAACTGTAATACTGTTGCCAAAGTTGATTTATTAGCCCCATATTATCGTCATGGAACTTGATTTTTACTTCTTTTAAGGTTGATTGATATTGTACAACTTTTTTTCTGTTGTACTGATTTAATATTTCGTTTTGTACGCTGATAGTTGGAATGTCTGCGCTTTTGACTAGCATATTAATTTCTTCGCCGTAACGCTGTACAATAGCAGGATTTGTTAATGTATTTTTGTTAATGTTAAATGCTACGTGAAATTGAAATCCTAACTTAGGTGCTAACCTAAATTGATCAACAGTAAACATTTTGGATGCATGTTGTTGATCTCGTAAGATTACTTGATAACCGTTTAATTTATCGGTAGTGTCTAGCGTTGTATTAGCAAAAGATGTAAAGGCCATACTAATATTTATCGAAAGAATTAACTGGGCAGTTAATGATCAGCCAACAAAAAACCCACCTAAGTGGGTTTGTTGTATTAAGCACCTAGTGTGTTTGTACCACGAACTGTCTGTACAGCTGCACTTGCACCTAGTGATCCGCCTGTTGTTTGTACTGCGTTGTCAAAAACGATTGACAATTCAATAACTACCGGCTCGTTTGTTTTATAAGCGATTGCGCCATAGTTGATTTTCTGAACATAGCAACCATATACTTCCCATGTTTCTAATGCTGTTGGAGCAACTGTTCCGTTACCACCGTCTAGCATTTCAATACGTAGAGTAAATTTATAGTCACCAGCCGCTGCCGCTGAACTTTGTTCAAAGAAGTCAAACTGTCTTTGCATTTGTTCGCCAACTAGCTTGGTAACGTTGCCGCTTACGTCATCACGTAGTTTAACTGTGATTGGACTCCACTTTGGTTTACCAGCGTAGTGAATACGACTATTGTAAATATCGATAACTTGATCTTCAAGTTCAATAGTTGGTCTAACAGCATCTTGAACCTGCTTGGTCATCTCAGTTGTAGAACCGCTAACGCCAAAGTTTTCAAAGTTCAGACGGAATCTGTACTGTAGTTTTGGCATTAGCATACCCTGAGAGCTTGCGCTCTGGTCTGATGCTAATGGTACTGTAAAGTTTGATAGTGCCGCGATTGCCATTTAATTTCTCCTAATTATAAGCCTTTAATGGCTCCGGTATTTTCTAAGCGCAATGGAATATAGATAAACTCGACTGACTTAACTGGCTCAATCGCGATATCAACATGTAGTTCATTGGCATCGATTCTTGCTGGCGTATTATTTGAACTGTCGCACACAACAATATAGTCGTATAAGGCACGTTCGCCTGATAAATTCAACAATAGTTTCTGAACTTGTTGTTTAATTTCATTACGTGTGATTGTGTCGTTTGGTTCAAACACAAATGGTTTTGCCAACGCATTTAATTGATAACGCAAGTAAATTACTAAACGTGCCACGTTGATACGATCCAAACTGCTGGCAATCAACTGACGTGTCTTCTGTCCATAACATACTAGACCTGTACCAGCAAGGTATGTAATTGGGTTTACATGGATTCCTGCTAGTGTATCACGTTGTCCAACGTTTAGTGCCACTGTTACAAATTCACCAGTTGCCGCATCAACGTAACCCACGCTACTTGCGTTAGTTACGCCGCCACGACGTACACCTGCTGGAGCAAACCATGGATAAGAAACATTGTCGCTCAATGCGATTGTACGCAACATGATATGGCTTGGTGGAACAACAATGTTATTACCTAGCAAGTCTGTTGTATAACCCCATGGATAGTAAACTGCTGAATAAGCATCAGTAGCAATTAATCCGTCTTCACCGTCAACTGCAGCCAACCCAGTGTTGTTGCCCCAGTTGCTTAGTGTCGTAGCATCTGGTGTTAAACGAGCTGGAGTATCAGCAACGATAAATGCTGTTTGTCCGTTGTCTGTGTTTAGGCCAATCAATGGGCTTAGAGTTTCTAAGTATCCTGGGCAACTCAACAAGTTGAAAATAACTGTGTCTGGTTGACGAATTCCTTGATTGCCTTCAATTAATGCGTTTAGAGCTTGTAGAACAACAGTACGTTGTGCTTTGCGTCCAAATGCGCCGCGGCCATATACATCGTTAGCGGCATCACTTACCCACATGTCTGGGTAGAAATGAGTCTGTGGTGAACCTGCTGGTAAACCAACACGATCGCTACGCTGAGTTACATCAATATAATTCTTAACATATCTTACTACGTTGTTGCCTGAACGACGTAGATTCCATAGCAACATACCTTTTGGATATAGTGCTGGATCTGGACAGTCAAAGTCAACAAAGTTGCTTGACAACAATGATTGGATACTGTCTGGAGCAGGTAAACCTGTGTTTGTACCTGATAGTTGTGACATGTCCATCCAACGTGCGTCATGGAAAATAATACCATTTTCGCTTGTGTGGTCTGTGTTATCAACTAATACCCACTTTTTGTTCAAGTAATCATACTTGTAAATGTGTGGATAGTTATCAAAGTCAATAGTGCTAACCCAAATATCACCGTTGGCCAATGGAGTACCATCGCTTTGTGTAGTTGGTTGTGTAGCACTAACAATTGGACCCATTGGATCTGTTGTTGTGCCGCCGTTAGATGGGATGCCGCCGTTCAAATAACCGCACCACTTTGAGCCGTCATTGATTAGGATATCAACATTTTCAAGAACATTGTTAAACCATAATGTGCCGTCTGCTGGTGTAGTTGTTGGAGGTGTGTCTTGTGGTACTGCTATTGCGCTAGTACCGTTTACACTTGTCCATAAGCTGGATGTATAAGCATGTGCCACACCAGTTGCGCTGGCGTAGAAATTAGCAGTAGTACCAACTGTGAACAATTTACCTAATGGATAAGCTGTTGCGCCATCAGCAAAGTAAATATCGCCGCCTGCTTGATGCGTAATTGTAATGCTGTTATCACTGTTTAGTGTAGCAGTAATTAAAGGATCGCTTACAGCCGCTGTAAATGCTGCCAAGAATGTTGCCGCATCGCTTGAACTGTGTGCAGCAGTAAATGATACTGTTACTGGAGCAGGAACTGTAGCAGTTCCAATTTGACTGGCTGTGATTGTAAATGCGTTAGAACCTGTTGTAAATGTTGCGCCAATTGGAGCACTGGTAATGCTAGTAACACCTGCGCCTACGCGACTATAAATCTTAAAATCAGCTAACGGAGGAGTGCCTTCGTCATCGTTGTATTTTACATATATTGCGCCAACTGCTAGATTAATACCGCCACCTTGTGGATCTAAATTATACAATGCTGTGGCACTGTTAGCATACAGTTTACTTGGTTGAGCTATAAAAGTGCCGACTGCGGCATTATATTTCTTAACAATCCAATCTGCGCCTTGATTTACACTGGTTGTTTTAACCCAAACACTACCTGATGGGCAGCCGGACACACTTGATGGAGTATCGGATATTTTAAACAAAGGAACACTGGTATGTGGACTCATTTGTAGTGCTAGACCTAAATATACTCCGTTTGATAAACCAACCTTGGCTGGAATTGTACCACCCAATGTTACACTTGCGCCAGTTGAATAGATATTTAAATATCCGTTGATTTCTACTGCTGTAACACCAGTAATGTTTGCGCTGTTGATTGCTAGAGCTAAATTTTGAAAATTTGTACCAGTAATCAGTGTGCCATTAATTGTTAGTGTATCGCCGCCTGTGGTAAATGTTGCTTGTGCAGCCGCTAAACTCGTTACACTCACTGTGTAACTTACACCAGAAAGTGTTGTGCTTGCTTGATCTGTGCCACCTGCGCCAACTACGATTGTGTACGTTCCAGTACCATCTGGATTAACCACAAGCGGTGCTGTAATATATGTTCCAGCTACTAATGCGCCGCCACTGATAGCCATACCGGCTGCGATTGTACCACTAGCTACATTGGTAACTGTTAATGTTGTACCAGTAACACTACCAGTAAACCCTGCGTTGTTAATTGCTGTGATACGTGTTTCTGGTGATAAATTTGTACCAGATAAAATATCACCAACTGCTAAACTACCGCCTGTTACAGCACCAGTAACTGTTAATACAGTACCTGCTGCAGCACCTGTACCGTCACTAACAATACCAGGAACACTGATACCTGTTGAAGTTATTACCGTTGGACTTTGAATAGTACCAGTAGCTATGGGTTGACTTGCAGCCCATGCTGGAGTACCAACTTCAACCCATGTGCCAGCGGCTGTGTCAGTTAATGGCTTTTTGTACCATAATTGATTTAATGTAGTAGTTGCTGTGATAGCATAGCTACCGATTGAACCAAAACTTGGTGC